GCTTCTGAAGCGTCATCCGGCCAAAGACAGTCTCCGCGGCAAGATGATGCGGTGCATGATGAACACAGCCTTCCTCACGGAAGTCCTGATTCTTCAACAACATTGATATGCGCTGGCCCTGTCCGGCGGTGTCTGCAAAGATGGCCAGATGACCGGCGGTGATCGAGCCGGAAACGGATGCAATGTTCGACTTCGTGTTATCCGAAGCTGCTTTCGTTGCTGCCGTGCCCAACCCCAGATTCGTCCGAGATGTGGCCACATTGGACACGTCCGAAAGATTGTTAGTAGGTATCAGGCCGGTGGCCGTTGCCGCGGTGAAGCCCTGCAGCTGTAGACGGTTGCCGTTCGCGTCGTAAACGAAGGTATAAATGCCGTTTGCCACCACAGTATTCGTGGTGAAATCTGCTCCACTGGTAGTCTTGCATGCGATATTCGGTCCGCCGTTGATGCTGGCTACTGTTGGGCCGGTGCTTGAGTTTGCAACTTTTACGCGAATAGGCATACCGTTGGTCAATATTGGTGTCGGCGTTAACGCGATGGTAATCGTGTTTGCTGAGCTGCTGGTATCCAAAGCGAAATTCTGCGTGTCCTGTTGAATCGCGGCCGCGATTCCGGGCAGCTTGGTGCCGATGAACGGGGCCGTCGCCAGCTGCGTGATGTTGCCGCTCGTCACGGTGCTCTGGCCGTTGGCCACGGTGACGCTGAAAAGGCCGGTATATCCGGCATCCGGCGCGGGCGTGGTCTGCGTGCCGGTCGTCGCCGGGGTTCCGGCCTTCACTGTGATGACGCAAACGCCTTTGCGCACTGTGTTTTGGGAGACGCCGGTGTTATTCGGGCCGCTGTAAGCCGCTGCCGGGTTGCTGGCGTTGTAATACGGCAAGACGGTCGAACCGGCGTCCTGATCCTGATAGGCCGCCTGAATCAGATAATTGATCGACTGGCCGGGCGTCGCCGGGGCCGGGGTGTTCAGGGTCGTGGTGGTCTGGACGATGCCCTGCTTCACGATCTGGTCGGCCGTGTCCGGCGCGAGGCTCCCGTAGGCGGTGCCATCGACGTTCTGCAGGCTGTAAACCGCGCCGGGGGCTACCAGAACGTTCAGCGCGGCCGGGCTGTTCGGCGTGCAGGCGAGGCCGTCGAACAGGGTGGACGTGCCGAGGATCGCCTGGAGCGCGAATCCGAGCCCAATCATCACGTTCTTGTTCTGTTGAAGCTGGTCTGTATCCTGCGGGATTTGCCCTACGTATACGATCTGTCTATCCATTTATATCCCCTGTTAGCTTGAAATTCGTGTCCAGATGATGGTGCCTTCCGGCTGCACTGCGTCGATAGCGGCGTAGATATCCGCGTCGGTCACCGCGCCTTGAATCAGGCTCGGATTGGCGTATTCGGTCTGGCTGGGCGTGCTGTATGCGCCTTCAGGGCTGTTGTACCCTGCGATGAACGGTATCCCCTGCCCGGTGGGGCGGTAGGCGACGACGAACGCTTGGAAAGGCAGCGCCAGCGAGCCATATCCGCCCGCGACGCCGTAACCCATGGTGTTGGTGTTGTAGCAGCCCGCATCGGCGGCACGGCTCGGCTCGAACACCCAAGGCGTGCGCCCGGTGAGGAGCTGCAGCACCCGTATCAGGCCGCGGCGGGTGCCTTTTTCAAGGAGGAGCTGGGCGAGGATGCGCATGCGGAACGCGGAATCCGCGTCTTGGTGCTTGCGCGGCAGGCTGCCGCGGAAGAAGTCGAACGAAATCAGGTCGAGGAAACCGTCCGTCGCAGTGGAAATGCGCGTCTGCAACCGGGCATAGGCCGCGAGGCCGTAGACGGCCGCCAATGCCCAGCCGATGCCGTTGAGCACGCCGTCGAGCACGGGGGTGCTGTCGCGGAACCATCCGCCCGGCAATAACGCTTTGAGGCGACTCACCATGTCCTGTTGGTCACCAATGTCCATTTATTTTCCTATTTATGTTTCGCAGTATTGCCGCTTCCGACATGGCCTTTTTTCTTTCGGGCGTGAGCACCCGATTTTTCGCTGCCTCCGATAATTTGCGGCGATGATCTTCTGATTTTGGAATTCCGAGATTAGCTGCTGATAGACTTGCTTTCTGTTCCGGGGTTAGCTTTCTGCCCTTATTCCTTGCGCTTATAAGCGCTTTTTGCTCTTGCGACATAGGGCGCTTTCTTTTCCCTCTCATGGCGGCCGCTACCCTCGCAATCACCTCCGCCGATCTCTTCCTGCCTTTCAACGAAAAGCTGATTTTGTCGCGTTGCTCCCGAGTAATGATCCGGCCTTTCTGCGCGTCCGATATTTTCTTCCTAACTTCCGGGGGCCTTTTCTTGCCTTTCAGTGCAGCGGATATTTTCTTTCGGGTGGATTCGGCGGTAACAAAACCGTTGTGGCCGTCACCTCCAAGGCTGAGGTTTGTCAGTCTGCATCCAAGCTGGCGAAAATGCTGTATCCAATAGCATTCTCGCTCTGCCCAATTGTCTCCAGCCTCTTCGATGCACCGGATTGCGGGGCGCTTCCCCTCATCCTTAAGCGTCTGTATCCACCTGCCGCAATAGGTTTTTGGGTTTGCCTCCATGTGTTTCGCAAGCCGATTACAGAGTCGCATGGTCGTCTTTCCGACATACCGCACCTCGCCGGAATCGGGATCGCATAGTACATATATTGACGTCACCTTCATTCAGCAACACTAACTGATCGTCATAACACCCGCAATTATTCTCTGCTTCTGGTTGGCGGTCAGGTCGGTGGTGCCGCCGTTCAGCGTGTAGGCTGTCACATTCGCCACGCCCGGCACGCCGTAGGCGATGCTGGCGATCTGGGTATAAGGCAGGGAGACGCCGAGCTGCAGGGCGTTGATGAAACTCGTGAGCGCCACCCCGACGTTTCCAACCACGGTGGCGTGGTTGAAACCAGCGGCCGAGGTGATCGTCATGGTCACGCTGGCCGTGACATCGGCCGGAGCAAAAACCGCGAACCGGCTGCAGAGGGGCCTCACGGCATCAACCGCGCTACCGACAGCGTTGAGCAGGCTGCTGGAGGCGTTGCCCGTGCCGTCATCGACTACGACATAGAAAAACCCCATGTCGGTGGTGCCGTTATAGTCCTGGTTCTCTGTGATCGTGTCGTTCAGCCCTTGCTGCACGCCCAGGACCGCCGCATTGACCGCCGTTTTGGTTGCCTTGGACAGCGACGCGATGTAGAGCACGAACCGGGCCCGGAAAGACGCATCGGACTCGGCGTCATAGCCGTTGGTGAAGCCAGCCGAATTATTGGCCGCGTCAACGCCGGGGATGGGCGAGGTGATGACGGTAATGGTGCTCGCCTGGACGTTGCCCCCCGATCCGCCGACTTTCGCCTGGACCGGAACATTGACGCTCGAGGTGTTGACAGGGATGACATACCCGCCAAGGCTCGCGTTGTAGGCCGAGTTCGTCGTGTCGATCGTGACCGTGAAAGTCTGGCTGCCGTCGGCGGTCTGGACTGTGGCGCCAACCGGGACGACTGCCTGCTGGGTGGCGGTGAACCGGGAGAGCGTGACCTGCCCGGTCGCCGAGTTAGCCGGCAGACGGAAGAAGCCGTAATCGGCGCACCACGAATCGAGGTCGGCCCCGACGCTGGTGGCCGCGCGCGTGAGGGTGAGCGTCTGCAAGATGATCGCCTGCAGCCAGAGGACGACCGCCGCGACCGCCTGGGCGATGGCGCGGAGGATCGAGCCGACGCCGAAATCGACAAGCGAAGAGCACGCAGCCTGCGTCGCCGTGGCTATGTTGTTCACCAGGGCCTGAAAGCTATAGGTCTGCAAGGATGCCATTCTGCCTCACGCTGTCACGTCGAAGCTCAGATTCGCGGGGAGTCCGGAATCGACTTCGACATATTGAATTTGAACGAAAATCCCGTTCGGGATGGTTGTCACCGTGATCTGCGGCTCGGGCTGCTGCTGCACGCTGCTTTCCAGGTACATCTGCGATCGGATCAGGGCGGTTATAGCCGTGACGTCGATCTTGCTGCCGATCTGTCTGGGCAGCCCGGCCCCGTAGTTCGGCTCCCAGATGTAATCGCCGGGATTGGTCATAAGCCTGCGAAGGATGCGCTGCTGGCTCAGGAGGACGCGATCGGCAATCTGCAAGCCGCCCGTCGCTCCGAGGGCCAGATCCTGGCTGAAGTATTGCGCTGCGTCGGTCATGATGCTCTATAAAGTCGGTGTCGGTGTGCTCACGTTGCCACCTTGTGGGTCGGAATGCGTGTGCGAGTCATACACGGTGCGGATATGGCCGACGTTCCCGTACGCCCCGTTCAGATCGTAGATATCCCCGCTCGCCGTGATGTCGCCGGTTACCTTGACGTTCCCGGTGAGGTCGAACTCCTGCGCGCTGGCAACGATCTTGCCGCTGACGGTCAGGTTGGCCTGGCCGCTGACCGTGGCATCGAGGTCGCCGGCCGTGTTCAGCGCAACCGACCCGTCGTTATGGAATTTCAGGAAGCTGCCTGACTTATGCACCAGCCAGAACTCGCCCGACGGCACAGGCAGCGGGTTGAGGACGTTCCCGTAATGACGCTGGCCGATGATCCCGGCTTCTTTCCCGCCCTCTTGAAAATCCACCTCGACAATGTCGCCGGGCGTGGGCGGGCAAAACATGCCCCAACTGTTGCCCGACCAGGGCGTCGAAATAGGAAGCCAGCCGCTTTCGGTGTTTTCCGGCTGGATGAGGACCTTGGCCGAATAGGTGATCGGGTCATAACTGCTGACGATGCCAACGCGCCTCAGAGCGAGCAGCCCCATGACGCGGGCCGCCTCGCGGCGCATGGCGTTTGTTATCTGGCTCATCCGATGACTACCGTGCTCTGCGTGCTGTGATTCTTGGCGCGAAGTTCCATCCGGTAGCCTTCCTCGAACGAAATGCGTCGGGTGACGGTATCCGGGTAGTAGAACTGGTCCCAGTCCGTGCCGGTGCCGACGAGCTGGACCATCCCCCGGGTGGTGAGGCTGTTGTCTCCCGGCAAGCGGGCGGTCAGGACACGCTCATGGCGGGTGATTTCCTCGGCCTTCGACTTGGCGAGCTGATAGGCCTGGTCGCGGGTCAGGTTCGGCACGTTGAAGCTGTAGGTCTGGGCCTGTCCGCCCGCCCTCTGGCCCTTGTTCGCCTGCGTGACCTTGTAGGTGACCACGAAGGTGCGCTGCTGCTTCTGGTTCCAGCTCTGCACCTTCACGATGATGTCTTTGGCCAGCGTTTCCGATCGGCTGCACCGGATGTCGAGCGCGTTCGAGTTGACCGGCCCCGCCCCTGGCTCCTTCCAGAGGAGCTTGTAGGCCGGGTTGGTGGTAACCGGCGACGGCTGGAAGTAGAGCGTCTGCCCGCTCACCCAGACGTCGAACCCCTCGTGCTCCGCCAGGTAGATCAGCAGGTCCCACTCGGACTGGTCCTGCGTCAGGACGACGTGGTCCCTGCTGTAATAGGTCCCGGCCTTCTCGCTCGTAGGCTGGACGGACGCCTGCAGGTTGTGGCGGGCGGCGATCGTCAGGGCGATCTGGCTGGAAGTCTGGTTGACGAACTTCTCGCTGGTCTTGGTGTCGATCATCTGGGCCGACAGGTCCCTGCCGGTCAGGGTTATCGTGCGCCCGGCGAGGTCATAGTCGATGTTGTCGACCTGGCCGAGGATCAACGGGGTGGGCGAAGCTCCGGAGAAGCCGACAGCGATCCCGATCCGGTCTCCCACCGATAGCGACCAGTAAGCGGGGCCGTATGCCGCTGGAAGCCCGGTCGACGACAGGACCGCATGGAACGTATCCGCCGTGAAGTGGCTGGCGTTCGTGACTTCGGCCTCAATCAGGCCCGGCAACGCTATCCCGTTGAGCGTGAGGACCGGTATCGGCTGGCTGGTGACGCCGGACGCCGCTCGCGGTGCGTTCAGGTCACTGAGCAGGGACAAAGACGCCTCCGCCGGCGTTCACGTCCACGGCGGGTATCTTCAGCGTGGCTTTGCCGGTGATCATCGGGTCGATCAAGCCGTTCAGTTGGGCGATGCGGTTCCACTGGTCGGCACTGCCCAGGTATTGAAGGGCGAGGGCGTAGAGGTTCCCGCCTGCGACGTTCACGGTGCGCATGGTTTACTTCCCGGCGTTGCTGGTGTTTATGGACATGCGTCCAAGAGTGCTTGAAAGCTGGTAGAGATTGCTGAGCGTCCCAAAAGCCGATGCCTGTGTGGTCAGGCTGCTCGCGATTGCCGCTGGAGTTGCCCCGGCGGTCGCCCCTGCGATCGAGCCGGTGGTATTGATCGCCGAGCCGGTCGAGGCGATGGCCGCGTTGGTGGCGGCCTGCGCCCCACCGATGGAGGCCATGAGGCCGCCCAGAAGCGGACCCTCGGCGGCGGCTGAAGCGCCAGCGACCAGATTGGTCGAGGAAGGCACTCCCGCCTGATAGTTGCTCAGGGCCGTTCCCACGCCGGTTACGGCGGCGTTGATCGCCGGTTGGCCGATGACGGAGCTAAGCCCAGTCGCGGCAATCAGGTCTCCCACCATCGACTCGGCGAACCCGATCGCGACGGATGCGAGTGCCTGAACCTCGTCCAAGACCACCATGCACGCGATGCTGTATGGGATTTCATTGCCGCCGTACTGAAAATCAGCCTCGAACCTTGAGATGACCACCTGGTAGCGGTGGAGACCCCACGCCAGCAAGACCTGCTGGCCCTGCCTACGCACATAGTCGAGAAGCGTTGCCCGCTGTTCGGCACTCGAACCGCGAAACCGGCCCGACCAGCGGATGTCCGCGTCGTCCGGCCCCATCGGGTTGATGGAACGGCCTCCGCCGGGGAGCTTGTGGACCACCAGCTTCTGGTCGCCGCCGAAATTGATGCTCTCCGGGATCTCGAAGTCCTGGAAGACGACCCCGCCGAGATTGAGTGTCACGGCCATGGCGACTACCAGTTCCGCCCGAAAGCGCCGGGGATCGTGGGCAACGCCCGGCCGTCCGGCGAGTTGCCGCCACTCTGGGAGCGGCGGGCGTCATCATCGTTAAGCCTGTTGACTGTGGCCTGTATTGGTCTTCCGTCGAGATAGAATTTGAAGCTTTGTTCCTGGCGTCCGCCGCCTCCGGGCGGGGCGAAGCCGTGATTCGAGGAGGACGGCTGCCACCCTGCCGCCCCGTTTAAGTAATGGCCGATTGCCTCGCCGCCCTTCTGGACGTAGGTAAGGGGGTTGTATTTGCCGCCTAACCAGTCGGTGAATTTCCCAATCTTGTCGGCATTGTCGATCAGCAGTGCCAGCACGCCCACGACGACGCCCAGCCCCATTGCGGCGCCAGCGAAGGGCAGGCTCGTCAGCAACTGCAAGGGGCTTACCAGCAACTTGAAGGGGATGGAAAGACCCATGAATGCAAATTTCAGTAAATTGACGGTTCCAGCGAAGGCCAGCGCACCGGATAAGCCAAGGAAGGCTTGAGATAGCAACCTGACCCGTACCGGATGGTCGTGAATAGCTGCGATTAGCCAGTTGAGTGAATTATTTAATATTTTTAGACTTTTCGCCGCCATTGGCAACAGAACCCAGCCCAATTCCGTCATGGCCGATGTGAAATTAGTCTTGGCATTTTCGAACTTCTGCCAGACGGATTCGTTAGCGAATTTACTCTGGATCGCAGCAGTACCCGCCCCCTTCTGGAATTGCTCGTTGAGTGCGACGAACTGGGCCAAGGCTTGTGGATCGGCGAGTAAACTCGCTACCCGACTTCCTTGCACGCCGAAAGCGAACTGGAAATTTTTGAGGATGTCCTGCCGGGCTATCGCCTCAGGATGGCTGGCCATCTCCTTGGCGACGTAGGAGGATAGGCCCTGCATCCACTTGAAGGCGTCGAACTTGCCGTCGGTGAAGAACTTCGAGTGGCCACCGCCGTCCACCATATCCATGGCCTTCAGGGCCCCTGCGCTTTTGCCGGTCAGAAGCCCGGAACCGAAAATGCCGGGGTTGGTGCGGATCATCGCAGATATTAAATTAGTGCCGCCGCGGCTGCCGGAAAGGCCGAGACGGTTCATCAGGGCAGTCAGCAACACCATGTTGTCGTCGCTGATGCCCAGCGCGGTCTTGCCCATCCCTTGCGAATATTTTAGGGCGTGCCCAATTTCTCCGACGCCACCGGGCACAACGAACGATGCCTTGGTCAGAAGGTCAAGGTACTTCGAGAGCGATTCTGGATCATAGTGCTGTGCCGTGTGAGCCAGGCGGATCGCGTCCTTGACCGATTGCTCGTAGGGCGTCCCCTTCAGGATGTATTGAACGTCGGCGAACTTGGCGTATTCAGGCAAGAGTGCTGTCACCTTTTCAGCGGAAAGTCCGGTCCCGGATGCGACCGTCTTCCCCATCTTTGCGATGTCGATACTGGAAAACATGGTCTGTCCCGCCACGGCTTCGATGACTTTGCGCATCGCGTCCATCTCTCGCGTGGTACCGCGAGTGACGGACTGGATGCCGATCATCTCTTTCTGGAGCCGTGAGGCGTCGGCTATCGCTATGGCGAACGGGGCCGCGATGGTAAAGGCGGCGCCGAGTTCGTAGGCGGCCTTTTTCCCGATCTCTTTCATCTTGTCCAGTTTCGCCTGCAAGGCCACGACGGAGCCTTGAGTCTTGGCAATGTCTTTGCCGAGGAGCAGGAGACCGGCGGTCACCTTGTTATTCAGGCTGAGAGTTACTCCGACCTTGTAGGCTTCAAACATGTCAATCCTCTATGGGTAATACGCCGAGATGCACTTCTTCACCCACCAGGCCGGCGAGCACGGAGGCTCCGAGAATGGTCTTGATCTGCGGCAGCTTCCTGGCCATCGCCCCCCCCAGAAATGAGCGGGGCGGAATGTGTTCAGTGCCTAGTTCTTGGTAGACCGCGATGTCGAGGTCCGATCCGATCTGTGCCTCCAGTCCGGTCGTCGACATCGTCATGCCAATGCTGTCGCGAAGTTCACCCGAGCGCAGGAGCGGGTCGTCCTCAGAAAAACCCTTCCGCACTCGGTCTTCCTTGGTCGATTCAGCCAGATCGGCCCATGCGGCGAAGTCGCCGACGGCTCCCTGATAAGTGCCGATTTCGCTCTTCGCTTCCTTCTCAACGAGCTTCGCGGCTTTACTCAAGCCCTTACGGAGGGCGATTTCCTCGGCGAGCGCGACTTTCAGAATATGCTCCGCAAAGGCTCCGAGGCTGTTAAATTCCTTCATTTTTCAATTTTTCCAATCGCCTTCTGTGTCCGGCACTAATTCTTGCTTTCGTCTCGGCTGATCGCTTCAACCCTATCTGAGATGCTGCCCGCTTTGCAACAACCTCACGCGGGACCTTGCGCCCCTTTAACTTCTCGCTGATCTGACGTCTGATATCTGGATCCGCCATGCGTTTGGTTATGGCCATCGATAACTTTGCCCGCTGTTCGGCGCTCATCCTCCTGCCTTTGTTCCCGGCACCTATCTTCGCGCGGGTTTCCTCGCTGTGCTTGCCCCTTAATATACCAAGATGCGATTTCCTCATTTTTTGTCGCGACGCCATAGAGTGTTTCATTCCCACTCTGGCCGCTGCCATTTTCGCAGCTATTTCTGCTCGGCGTTCTGGCGATCTATTAGCAACCGTTTCACGAATCTTCTTCAGGATTACAGGTGACACCTTGCGACCCTTGCAAGACGCTGATCTTCTTGCCTTTGTTTCTGGGGATTGCATCCTGCCTTTGGAGGCGGCACTTAATTTCGCTCTTGTCTCGGCGGACTTTAACACTCCCGGAGAGCCCTCACCGCCGGACGATTGATTGCATAAATCGAAACCCAGCCTTCGGTATTCTGCAATCCAGTATCTTTCCCGGTCTTGCCATGTGTGCGGCGCGGCTACTTCCTCTATAATCTCTAAGGTTGGCGTGCGGCCGTCCCTGACGACTGAATTAATCCAATTTGTTCTATGGCACTTATTCCGATTGAATTTCGCATCGTTAATATGGCTTGCCAAGCGTTTCTTGACTAGTTGGCATGTGACGCCGACATACCGAATGCGTTTGTCTCTAGGATCTCGAAGTACATATATAACGTGCATCCATTATCCGTACATTACTTCGGATTTGATGACCATCGAAAAGTAGTCCAATTAAATTCATTGCCTTCGAATTCGCCGAAGATGATGCCGTAGGCTGCTACTTTGGCTGGGGATAGGCTGAAGGCAAGCTCATCACTAACCCCATTTCTCACGAGCCAGAGCCTATCTCTTAGGCCGGGGTGCCTGACAAGTTTTTTATTTGCTCGACGAGGGCCTCTTCATTGGGGACGAAGTGCTTCTGGATGCCTTCCAGCGCCGCGACAAACCCGTGGCGGTCGGCCTTCTGGATCAGGGCCCGTACCTGAATCATCGTCTTGGGGAACTCGACCGACTCGCCGTCGATCTCGGCGATGTAGAGCAGCGGGTTGAGCATCCCCATGTAGGTCTGGTTCTTGGACTTCTCCGGGCCTACCACGTCGATGATGTCAAACTCAGCGAGAAATGGCGGCTCTTTCAGACCGATCTTCCGGCCCTTCGAGTCGGCAGGGCCAGCGCATATCAATGTTGTTGAAGAATCAGGACTTCCGTGAGGAAGGCTGTGTTCATCATGCACCGCATCATCTTGCCGCGGAGACTGTCTTTGGCCGGA